GCAACAAAGATCTTCCCTGTCGAGCTACTGCCCGCTGACCTCGTAGTACACGCGCGCTATTTTTGATAGTCGTATAAGCGACCTTCATTTGAGGTCCATTACTAATTAGTATTCCAGCGCCCATAAGGAGTGCTGAACGTGCTAGAAGTTGAGTGATGTCTTTTTTTATTTCATCTTTGCTCGAGTCATTTTTCTGTGTGCTGGAATTGATCTTTGCGGGAGTACGGTGTTCTGACAAAAGTTGCTCTTGCGTGGGTAAATGCGTAGGACTGGTTTGCGGAGAACTTTTACGAGAACCCCAATGCATGCCTCGGATGCCGAAATGTTCTATCGCTTCCTCTAATGAAGGCTTGACGTAATCGTCCATCTAAATTCCTCCTCTCAGTCGAATGCTTCTTTATTTTCCTTGTACGCCACATATGCATCCATAAGAGCAGACACATTATCAATCTTTTCATCCATCCGTTTCTTCATAAGTTTACGGTTTCCATTAGTATCTTCTAACACAACTGAGTTGCTCATAGCGAATTGCATTAATGCCTGATCAAAGATGAGAAGACGTTCTTCACTGAGAATCTTCAATTCACCCAAAGGAACCGACTCAGTCTTGGATCCCTGGATAACCTTCGTGATCCCAAATGGTCCGTTCTCTGCTTGGTATCGCTCTACGAATTGTTTCGCATTGTATGGATCATACCCAAAAGTACGAACTTCATACTCTGATGTTGTAATAAATTGATCAAGGTCATCGTAAACATCGCCCATGTCTAGAATATTTCCTTCAAGAACATGAAGACTGCCCTCGGCCATAAACTCATCATACTTCGCGCGCATAGCTCCTGGAAGCTTCATAAGGGTTAGCGAAGAAATGTAGCTTCGAGTTTTAACGCCAAACTGGCCTCGTGATAGAGGGAACAGAAATGTAAATGCACAGAAGTCATCACCTTGTGAAAGGTCAGCACCTAAAGAGCAGGGCAACTTCCAGAATTCACGCTGACGATGCGGGAGAGTCTCTTCGTAAGTGAAGAAGTACGTGAAACCTGCCATTGGTATTCCAAAACGCTTAGCGAGAATATCGTTTCTAGAGGCTGGCGCTTTCTCGGCTCTTTCCACATCGAGCTGGTACGTCTCGTATGTGATTGTGCGTCCGAGATTTGGATTCGCCTTTAGCCACATCGCAGGATCCGCGACTTCTTCTACACTGTCGAGTTTGTAATACCAGATAGAGATGTGTGGTGCTATGAACTCGCCTTTTAGAATGTCCAGAAGTTCCATTTTGATGGTATCGCCAGAACCATTACGAACTGTACCCTCTGAACTAATCGCGACAATCAGAAAGTCGTCTAGCTTCGAGGCACCTTGTTCGATCGCTCCGACAACATCTTCTCGAACATCTCCAGAAAGCCATTCATCAATCGTTGAGACTTTTGGGCGAAGTCCTTGAAGTTTGCTGATAGCCATAGGTCTAATTTCAAGTAACGACCCGGTCAGGAAGTTCTCGATACCCTTCTTGGTTGACGCCAGCTTCACACGATTAGCTCTTGAGCCCGTTGTGTTCTGCATTGAGCCTTCGGTAAGGAACTGAAACAACGGTCCGCGCGAGCGTGTGATAGCTGTACGAAACGGCTGCATCACCTCCTCTGCTTGCTTCATGGTTGGAGCTGTTGTGATCTGGTGCGTTGTTGATGTATCTACATTCATGAAGAAACTTTGAATGCATGCTGCATACATCGACTTAGCTGCGCCTCGAGCCACCACTAGGTACTGTTTGGTTGTAAGTCGCTTCTTGATTGTTCGTTGAACATAGCGCCCGCCACGATCGTCTGGGAAAGGCTCGTACACACTTCGCTCGACGAAGAAATACCATGCGAAGATCTGCTCAGCCCAGAGTTTGAATGATGGAAGTAAGTGGAGATCACCGCCATCGGTCAAAGTTAATTCATTCTCACAGTACAGAACGAAACCCTCAACAGCTAGATCGTCGTACCAAATATTGGGATTGGCAATGAGAGCATCGATACGGTTCATCTCAAGGGCAATTTCCCTACAAACTGGAATTTCGCCTCGAATTACTGCATCTCTAAATTCTGCGTAATAGCGAGGGGTAGCGCGATTTGATAATGTCATGTCACGCCAACCTCTCAATTAAATGTATTCAAAAGTAAAACCACGATAAGTTGGTATTCTCCCAGAGAGACAATGACAAATACCGCTTTGGAGTATATCTAAGGCCATCGCACATTCATTAATACTGTTATACTCCTCATTTAATTCAATGCACCTTACTGCTTTCGTATTCCTGACTGGTTCACGAAGTCCTGTTCGATATGCATGTCGTTGATTATCTCCTCGAGTTACCCATTCAAGATTCCAAACTTCATTATTTGTTTTATCTCCATCTAAATGATTAACATCTAACTTTTCAGAAGGACTTCCTAAAAAAGCCAAAGCTACTAAACGATGAATGGAATATTGTTTTCTCACACCTTCATGCCACAAAAAAGCATACATATAACCGGTAACCCTATTATACCGTGGAAGCATTAAACATTGACGTCGAATAGACATAACACGTCCACAATCTGAAATAGCATAATTAGGATAGCCATCAATAGGCCGCCATTCCTCATCTTCATAGTCTCTATGCATCTTCCACCCCTTATGTCATTAGCTTAGGTGTTTTCTAATTAATTTTCCTGTTGGAGAATCAGGGAAGGAGACTATTTCATTTAGATTTCTACTAGTAGCTAAAAGACCTTTGACAAAATTCTTTCCGTGACTAATATTAGTTGCTTCTTTACCTACCAGGTTCGAGTACTGCTGCTCCAAATTCATTCTTGTGACCAGAGCCTGTAGTTCAGGTGTTGTAAGCGTTTTGGTGCCACCAGTTTTAACCTTAGATCGAGAAGAGGCTACATTTTTAGCATCCGATGTACTTTTAGAACTTGTTCCACCAGAGGATTTCTTTCGTTTACCCCAGCGCATACCCCGAACACCATAATGTTCCAACACATCATCTACGCTGCTTCCGGCTCTGGGTCCGGGTCTGGGTCCGTCCATGATACTCCCTCCCTAATCACATTCAGCCGCCACTCTAAAGCCTGCTGTTGCTCCTTGAGTGAGGAGATGAGATATGAAGTCGTAGGCGGATCGAAGAGTAGTCGAACACGTAGGTACATATAGGTCTTGACGGAGTTCATTAGTAAATTGCCCTCGAGAAAATCGTCCCACTCAGCGGCAGCATCCTCGATAGCAAAGCCCTCGATAGGGCCAATGCCAAGCTGCTGCAAATCAGAGAAGACCGAGTTAATGTGCGTCAGAATATCGAGATCGAAGGCTGTGTAAGTTGCCTCAAGTCCAAGAATCTTCTTCGTGCTATCGAGAATGCTGTCACTCACTCTATACCACCTCCTCTAATCAGAATTTATTGTCGTGGCGCATGTGTCGAAGATTGTCTCCGATGTTGTCCTCGAGACCGTAGAAAGGCCCGTCGTCTAAAATCTTCTCGACGGTTCCGATATGATCTACTGTTCCGATAGAACCTTCGTGCCATGCTTTCTCCTAACCGTACACCCACGATCGAGTAGTTGACTGATCGCCGTGACGAACTCTTCCATTTGATCGATTGTATCCCAGTCCATTAAAGATTCCACGGCTTCGGAACCAGGAGACCGATTTGAGTGCAGCGAAGTCTACGGCTTTCCCTGTCATATGCTGGGAACGACTAGCTCCTCCGACAGCAGCATTATGACTGGGACACCGGCAACCTGATACGATGGAGATTCCCTGTCCTAGAGACTTGCGATATTTCTCAAGTTCAAGAACTGTAGCACGAGCAATCCAGCACCTCTGACAGTTAGAGTACCGGCCACCGCATTTGCATCGAAACTCGACAAAGCTAAAGTGTGCACTTGCAGTAGGTAAACGAGCTTTCCTACGCTTCTCACATAGCCGGAGTGCAGCAAGTGTCCTCGGCCCAATTTTTCCATCAACCGAAAGGGCTGCACCAAGAGCATACCCACGCTGAAAGTTTCTGATTACCTGGGCCCTCTCACCAGAAGACCGAATCCGCCAACCTAGATTTCTTAGGATCGCGTCTGTTTCAGCACTCACTATTTGGCCTCCTCGTCTGAATCAGAGACTGGATCTCCACTGGTATCGGCATCTTCATACTCGATTGACTCATCACTTTCATCATCAAGCTCTGAATAGTCATCAGGCTCTGGCTCAAGATTCATCGGGATAAGCGTCGTTATCTTTGTTTCCAGTAAAAGCTCTGGTTCTGGCTCTGACATGTCGTCTCCTCACCAAGCCGAGCGGACGGATTGAACGTACTCATTTATCTGAGGGTAACCGCGATCCTTGCGATACTGCGAAAACGGAGCTTTTCCAGTAAGAGCCCACTCTTGAGCACTAGCAGGAGAGTTGTGATTCGCTATTGCAATATCCCAAAGATCAACGCTAGTCCTATTCATCCAGCGATCATAAACTTTTTTCATCCCCTCCGCCGTGAAGCTAAGTGCAAAATCCGGGTCGAGTACTTGTTGTACAGTAAAATCTTTAGCGGCCGGAGCAGAAAGATTGATTTGTGCGATACCAGTATCATAACCTGAAACTCCGACCGCGCCAGGATCAAGTCTTGATTCCCAGACGCACACACCGCCTAAAACTTCGATTGGAATGCGGTACAGGTTAGCAACAGACAAAATCGTTGGTGTCAGTAAAGCTCTGAGAGTAACCGGCCCTGCCACGGCATCTCTCGTCAGCTCATACTGTCGTTGTTTCGCGACAATTGCCGCTCCAGTCTTGTCACCAAGCCAACCATCTGCAGTTACCCCAACAAGCCTCTGCAAAACCTTGACTGCGCAATAAACAACATACGTATGATAATTCTTGTCACGACCAGAAGCGTAAGCTGATCCTACCATTTTCTCACCCTTGTCTGTATGGGGTGGGCGATAATAACCAGCAGGATTCATACTCTCAGGCTTTAGTGGAAGAAGCCCTCCTGTTTTTGTCCACATACCTCTACCTGGGACAAGTATTGCGATCTCTGCCATTAAAACAATCCTCCATCCGGGTTTAGAACTTGAGGGAACTCATACCTATACTACCGAACTAGCTGACTACCCACCAGTTGCCGCCATCTGAGAGGAAGGAGTTGTAACCTCGGTTACCTACAGTGTAAGATGCAGCGGCATCAATAGTTCCACCAAAGGACTGTACTGTTAC